TATTATGACATCTGGAAAAAAATCAGATGCAGAAAATGGAATTATAGAATGTATTATCGTTTTTAATTCTTTTGGAACAACAAGCAAAATTTGGTTTAAATCCTGTGAAGAAGGTAGAGAAAAATTTCAAGGCTCAAGTTTAGACTTTGTGTGGTTTGATGAAGAACCCCCCGAAGATATTTACAATGAATGCAAAATGAGGGTATTAGATAAGTCTGGAGAAATATTCGGAACCATGACTCCGCTTAAAGGTTTAACATTTATTTACAATCAAATCTATCTAAATGAAAATAATGACCCTGAAGTATTCTTTCTTTTTATGAGCTGGGAAGATAATCCTTTTTTAAATAAAAAAGAAATTGAAAGACTCTCATCTACAATGTCAAAAGATGAAATTGAAAGTAGAAAACATGGAAGATTTTCCACGATTGATAGCGGTCTTATTTATACAGAGTTTGATATTAACACACATGTTATTACACCATTTAATATCCCTGCCGAATGGCAAGACAATTTATCAATTGACCCCGGCCTTAACAATCCACTTTCATGTCATTGGTATGCAAAAGACTATGATGGAAATATATATGTAATTGCAGAACACTTTGCTGAAAACAAAACAATTGAATATCATTCCGAAAAAATTAAGGAAATTTCTAAAAAATTAAATTGGAAAACTTCGTTTAATGGAATGATTGAATCATTGATAGATAGTGCAGCAAATCAAAGAACACTTGCTTCACAAAAAAGCGTTTCAGACCTATTTTATGAAAATGGAATACTTGTTAATCCTAATGTAAATAAAGATGTTTTATCGGGCATCTCAAAAGTTAAATCTTATTTAAAAGATATAAACGGAAAAACCAAGCTGTTTATTTTTTCATGCTGCAAAAATTTAATTCAAGAATTCAAAACTTATAGATGGAACGGTCACGATGCACCAATAAAAAAGGATGACCACTGCCTAGATGAACTGAGGTATTATATTATGAGTTTAAATAACAACCAAAACAAAACAATGCTTAAAACAGAAATTCAAAAGCACAAAGAAAAACTATTCAAACAGTTAATGAGAAAATGATGAATAATAAAAAAATATATGATTTTTTAATCAAAATTTTATTAAAAAAAGCTGAAGGGTATTATTATACCGAAGAACAAGAAGATTATGAAAAAGCGCAAAATAAATCTAATTTTTCCAAAGTTCATTATGAAAATATTTCAATTTTTGAAAATATTGACACACCTAAACCCAAATCTAATAATTTAGATGTTAATATAAAAGCAGAAAATGACTCAACAGAAAAACAACAAAATACTCAAAATCTTGTTATGGTTAAAAAGAAAATTACCAAGCACTATATTCCGCCTGATATGCTCGCTATTAAAATTCTTTTCGAAACTATTAAAGAGAAGGTGAACAATGATGACTTAAATAACATTTCTGATGAAGAGCTAATTAAATTAAAAAACAAACTAACAGAGGAACTCTTAAATGAAACTAAATCAAATTAAAGAAAACATAAAGTGTGATAGCATACTTTGTTTTAATAATGCAAGTTTTGAAATTCAAACAAACAGCTATAAAGGCAATCAATATCTCTGCAACACATGTTACAAAAAATATCAAAAATTATTTAAGGAACAAAACAAACGAAATGAAAATTAATAATCAAAAATATTTTTACAGCAAAGAAGAAGACAAAGTTATTGTCGATTTTGTAAAAGAAGATTTTAAACAAAAACAAGAAGCCAGAAGACCTTATGATTTAATTTGGGAACTCAATATGAATTTTTATCTAGGCAACCAATACAGTTACATTACACCATCTGGATTTATTTCAGATATTGAAAAAGTTTTTTCTTGGGAAAATAGAGAAGTTTATAATCATATTGCTCCAATAATCGAAACAAGGTTGTCTAAACTTAATAAAATTAAACCTGCCATTACAATCACAGCATCAAGCAATACCGACAATGATACATATAAAGCAAAACTAGCCAATGCAATATTAACTTCAAATTTTAGCGAAAATAATTTTTCTGAAATAATCTCAACAGCTACACACTGGAGTGAAATAACAGGCACAAGTTTTTATAAAATATCATGGAATGAAAATTACAATAAAGAAAATACTGGAGATGCCACAATTTCAATTTGCAGCCCTTTTGAAATTTATCCAGATTCAAACTTTGTCGAAAACATTGATGATTGCAAATCAATTATTGAAACCAGAGCATACCCCGCAAGTCAAGTAAATGAAGAATGGAATGTTAATTTAACTGGTGAAGATGTTGATTTATATCAACTAAACAACAACACTTCATTATCAAACATTTCAGGAAGAAGCAACTATACAAAAATCACACACTCAGTTAATCATGATTATTTGCTTGTTATTGAAAGATACGAAAAACCATCAAAGAGACATCCTAACGGCAGATTAACAATAATTTGTAAAGACACACTTCTCTATGATGGTGAAATGCCATATGTTAATGGAACAAAAAACACAAGAACTTATCCGTTTGTTAAACAAATCTCAAATAAACAACTTTCATGTTTTTGGGGAAGCAGCATCATTGAAAGATGCATCCCTTTGCAAAAAGCCTATAATTCAATTAAAAATAAAAAACACGAATTTCTAACAAGACTTGCCACCGGTGTTTTAACAGTTGAAGATGGTTCAGTCGATATTGACAATTTAGAAAACAATGGACTTGAACCAGGTAAAATCATTATTTACAGAAACGGTTCAACCCCTCCTAAATTTTTAAACCCAGGAAATATTCCTGAAGATTTTGAAAAAGAAGAGGAAAGATTGTTAAGAGAAATAAATAGTCTTTCATGTATAAGCGATGTAAGCACAAACACAAACATTCCAAACGGAATCAGCAGTGGAACCGCATTGTCACTATTAATCGAACAAGATGAATCTAAGCTCTCAGTAGTTGCAAATGAAATCAAAAATAGTATCAAACAAGTAAGTTATCATATTTTGAGATTATATAAACAATTCTCAAATACTATTAGATTAAATAAATTAACAAACAACAACGGTTCTCTTGAATTATTTTATTGGACCAAAAATGATATTAGCTCTGATGATATTATCATTGAAGCAATTAACAGTTTGGATGAAGATTCTATAAACAAAAAAGAAATCCTCTTATCACTAATTGATAAAAATTTATTTAGCAATAAAGATGGAATTATTTCAAATACAACAAAAGAGAAAATTCTTTCATCTTTAGGATTTGGAAATCTATGCAATTTTGATGAATTAGAAACTCATCATAAAAAACGCGCCGAAAAAGAAAACTTAAAAATTATTAAACTTGAAGAACCTTTAGATGTTGATGATGATAAGATTCATATCGAAGAACATACAAAATTTATCATTAGCAACAATCATACAGATACAAAATTTATTTCAAGCTTAACAAAACATATTCAAAAACACAAAGAAAAACTACACAAGGATAGGTAATAAATAATGGAAAATGAAACAATAGAACAACTTGAAGCTGAACCTGAACAAACCACACTTCAATCAGAAAACAGCGACAGCTCTATTTATGGAAAATTTAAAGATGCACAAACTTTGCTTGAGGCATACAACTCTTTGCAAGCAGAATTTACCAGAAAAAGTCAAAAATTATCAGAAATTCAGAAAGAATTAAACGATAATGCGCTTTTTTCTAAAAGTGATTCACTTGATGAAATTTTAAAAGATTCCACAGATTTGGAGAAATATAAAAAGGAAATCACGGAGATTTTAGAAAACAATGAAGATTTATCTAATCTGCCAAATAAAAATCATGTAGCTTTTAAAATTATTAAAGAAGCTGAACGCAGAACTGCAGACACTTTAAACAACCAGGACTATATTGATAAATATATTGAAAATAATGAAAATATAAAACAGAAAATTCTTTCAAAATATTTATCATCGCTAAATGAAACATCTTCAGCACCAAAAGTTATTTCAGGCAATTCATCTAACATATATTTTTCACCAAGTTTAAACATGCCTAAAACTTTAAAGGATGCAGGAGATATTTTAACAAAAATGCTTAAATAGGAGAATTAATGGTAACTTTATCAACAGCAAACAATGCACTTAAAGAAGTGTATCTTGGAGTGCTATCAAATCAACTAAACACAACAATCAACCCATTACTTGCTAGAATCAACCAAACTAGTTCAGATGTATGGGGAAAAGAAATTAGAAAAATTGCACCATATGGAATTAATGGTGGCATTGGAGCCGGAACAGAAACAGGCGACTTGCCAAGCTCAGCAGAAAATAACTATGAACAATTTGTTTTATCACTAAAGAATCTTTATGGAAAACTTGAAATTTCTGACAAAGCAATTAGAGCATCAGAACATTCAACTGGAGCTTTTGTAAACTTGTTAACAGCTGAAATGGAAGGTCTTATTAAAGCAAGTGCATTCAACTTTGGCAGAATGCTTTATGGTGACGGAACAGGAAAACTTGCAACAATCACAGACAATGACACAAATAATGTTGTTGTAGATTCAACCAAAAACTTAATTGAAGGAATGGTTGTAGATATTCTTTCAGCTGATGGAACTTCGGTTAAATCAACATTGAGAATTACTGCCATTAACAAAGCAACAAACACTGTTACACTTTCAACTTCTGCATTAACAAAAAATGCTTACGCAGGAAAAGGTAATATCTTATGTGTTCAAGGTTCTTACAAGAATGAAATCACAGGTCTTGGCGCAATCTTTAATGATGCTGGAGACCTATATGGCCTTGATAGAGCAAATCACAATTGGCTCATTCCATACATGAAAGATATTTCAAGTGGTTCTCAAACACAAAACATTACTGATATTGTAATTCAAAATGCAATTGACGATATGGAAGAATCAGCTGATAGCAAGGTCGACTTTATTGTTTGTTCATCAGGTGTAAAGAGAAATTATCAAAGCTATCTCGCATCATATAGAAGCAATGTAAACATTCTTGAACTTGAAGGTGGATTTAAGGCAATCTCTTATAATGGAATTCCTCTTATTTCTGACAGATTCGCTCCAGCAAACACAATGTATTTGTTAAACACATCTGAATTTAATCTTCATCAACTTTGCGATTGGAAATGGCTTGAAAGTGAAGATGGCAGAGTAATCAGACAAACTCTTGGCAAACCAACTTATCAAGCAACACTTGTTAAATATGCAGATATCATTTGCAACAAACCACGCGGACAAGCAAGAATCACAGGAATCACTGAATCTTAATTATAAATCCACACTAAACAAGTGTGGATTTATTAAAAGGAACGATTATGAAATTTAATGAATTTATATATGAAACGTATGATGACATCTTTAATTATTCAAAAGAAATTAAGCAAATAAATAAAGGATATCATTTATTTTTTAATAAAAAATTAAAAAGGTTTGAAATTTTAAATATTAATAATAATTATGAGCAATGCTTTGTATTTAATTCTATTTTTAACTTTAATTTACATAATTTGCGCTTTTTAAAAATAGAAAACTTATCAAATATTTTAAAATCAATTGAAAAGGATAATGATATTTTATCCAAAAAACAAACAAATCTCACAAATGAAAAAATAAATTACACATTAAAAGAATTTAATAAATTGTCTAATCGTTCAAAAACTTTAAACACTATCGACACAAATAAAATAATCGGAGCAACTAAATGTTAAAAGATATTTTATTAAGAACATGTGAAATAATTAATCGCGATGACCTAATTGAAGGTTTAAATAAAAACTTAACAGAAAATCCACAAGCAATTCAAAATGACATCGTTAGATTAATTAGTTATTTCAATCACACAATGGAAACCTTATGCGATAATTATTTTAACTTGACCCACACTCAAGAATTATTTTCAAACAACAAAAAAATTAATTATCTAAGTTTTGATTATGAACCAACAAAAATAATAAGTGTTTCAAAAAATAAACAACCAGTCTTTTTTTCAAGTTATTCAAAATTTATATCTGTTCCAGAAGACAATATCAAGTATGAAGTTACATATAAATATTTGCCAGATAGGGTAACAAATTTGTCTGATGTTATAAAAATGCCAAAAGGAGTTTCTGAAAAAATTATTTGTTATGGCATTGCAAGCGAATTTCTTGCTAGCAAAAATCAATTTTCACAAGCAGAGTATTGGAATAATAAATTTATATTTGAAATATTTAAATCTAAAACAAGTAGAAATAGAAAACTAAAACAAACATTTATAATATGAAATCTAAATCAATTTATTTATCAAATTTCAAATATAAACAATCAGCATCTCAGGACAACTTTAACACACTAGCAATTGACAGATTAGTTAACACAAAAACAAACAACGGATGCATTCAAACTTTATTTTCAGAAAACAATCTAATAGATTTTTTATTTGATAGCAACACAGCTTTAAATATAAAAACCATAAATAGCGAAATTTTAAAAACTATAACAAAAATTATTCCTTATGAATATTTTGACAACATTAACACTTCTAAACATTTTCGATTTTTTGCAATTTCAAATGATAATAAATTATTTGAACTTAACATGGAAAATTTTTTATTAAATCAATGCTACACTTTTATCTCACAGCCAAAGATTATTCAGTCAAACAACACGCTGTATTTTTTTGATTCATACAATAAATGTGTTTTAATTGAAAATAAAAACTTACTAACCGTTGAAAATATTCCTTTAATAAAAACTTTTGCAACTGATAACTCTCATATTTATTTCGTATTAGAAAATCAACCAAACAAATTATTTATCAGTGAAAAATGTGAACTTAAAAATATTTCATCAAATATATCTCAATATGATTGTCATTTAATCTCAATTGAAGATGGCGTGATAGAGAACATTTTTTTCTTAAAAAATAACATTTATATTTTTACAAACTATTCAATTTTAAAATTAGACTCAACAAACAATCACTTAATAAAACAAAATAAATTAAATCTATTTATATATAAAAACTCCTTAAAGCAGGTGGATGATTCAATTTATTTTTATTCTTCAAATGGACTTTATATTTTTGATGGAATTGATATAAGTCAAATTTTTGACAACAACTTAAACTTGTCTAAAAACGCAAATTTCGTTTATTTTAATCACAAATTATACATTTTTGATTGTAAATTTAAAGAAATTATTTTTGAATATAATTTTTCAAATGATTCATTTTGTGAAATTAAAATTAATAATTTGATTGATTTTTATAAAATAAACACCTTATCAAACTATTTTTTTGTTACATATAAAAACAACAGTGAATCTAATCTAATAACTATTTTAGATTTTGATTTATTAGGTAAAACATTTCCATTTCAATTAGTTTTATTTAAACCAACATTTTTAGGCTCAAACACTTTGAAAAAAATTAGCCAGATTTACATTAATTCTGAAGGTGATTTTCAGTTAAAAATTTCAAGTGACATTTCAAGCACCAGTATGGAAGTTTCAGGTTCTAATTCAAAATTTAATTTAGATTTAAGCGGAACTTTTTTCAATTTTGAAATTTTGGCAAACTCTTGCTTTAAACTAAACTCTATTTTAATAAACTATTATGAAATAGGTGACTAATGATTAACGATTCAATTAAAAAACTCCAAAATAGAATTTCAGAACTTGAAAATAAAATAGAAAAATTTGAAAGTAGTTCTG